TAAGCTTAGTGTTGCTGTAGATGAAGATGGAATGAATGTTATTGATGTTCATTATACTTATGTAACAGAGACAACAAGTAAGGGTGGAAAAAACTCAACATATACAGCATTAAAGAATATTATTGATAGTGGTAAGACTTGGGTAGCTAATGGTAAGGATGAGGCTACTAAGGTTAAGATAGATACTTCATTAGCGCTTAATGATTTCTATGATAGAAATGGTGAGCTGGTTTCCGCAAAGAGAAATGAAGGCGGATTTGTTACTATTGTAAGTGACATTGCTCCAGATGCGAAGACGAATGATTTCGAGTTTGATATGGTTATCACTAATGTTAGAAATGTTGAGGCTGATGTAGAAAAGGGAATTGAGAAGCCTTATGATATTGTAAAGGGTGCAATCTTTAATTTCAGAAATGATTTGCTTCCAGTTGAGTTGGTGGTAAAGAACCCTACTGGTATGGCTTATTTTGAGGATTTGGGTGCTACAAATAGTAATCCAATTTTCACAAAAGTATGGGGGAAAATTAATACAACAACCTCTAAGAAAGAGTTTACAGAGGACTCAGCTTTTGGTGAAGCTTCAGTAAGAGTTGTAGAGAGAACTACAAGAGAGTGGGTTATCACAGGTACAGCTAAGGTTCCTTATGATTTTGGTGATGAAGCAGTTATGACCGCAGAGGATTTGACAAAAGCGGCACAGGCTCGTGAGGTTCATCTTGCGGATGTTAAGAAGAGAAATGACGAATATCTTGCAAGCCAGTCTAAGACAACTTCAACTCCTTCACCTGCGGCAGCCGCAGTAGCGAGTGGAAATTTTAACTTTTAAATAGAATAAGATAAGGGAAGCTTGCTTCCCTTATTATTTTCACCATTATTGAATTAAGGAGATATTATATGGCTATAGATTTGATGAAACTAACCGAACACCAAGTCAGCAGGGACTTATCTGGCTACATTACGTATGTATACGGGGCCCCAAAAGTCGGAAAGACAACCCTTGGCAGTCAAATGCCAAAACCGCTTCTCTTAGCGTTTGAACGTGGATATAATGCAATTCCGGGAATTATTGCTCAGGATATTACTTCTTGGAGTGAGGTAAGACAAGTCTTAAGAGAATTAAAGAAACCTGAAGTTCAGGAACGTTTTGCAACAATTATAGTTGATACTGTTGATGTAGCAGCTGTATATTGTGAAAAGTATGTTTGTTCTCAGAATGATGTTGATTCTATTTCTCAAATTCCTTATGGACAGGGTTGGAATAAGTTAAAGAAAGAATTTGAAGACGTTTTTCGTACTATAACTCAGCTTGGATTCGCTGTATTTTTCATTTCACATTCAAAAGAAGCTTCATTTAAGAGACCAGATGGAACTGAATATACGATTATTCGTCCTTCGGTTACAAATACTTATAATAGCATCGTAGAGAACATGGCTGATATTTATGGATACATGCACACGATTTATGAAGATGGACAGTCTAAAGTAAAGATTACACTTCGTTCTACTGATGGAACCATTTCTGCTGGCGGACGTTTTAAATATATTGCACCAGAGATTGACTCTAGTTATGATGCTCTTGTAAAAGCATTAAATGATGCTATTGATAAGGAAGCTGAATTAACTAATTATAAATATGTAACTAATGAAAGAGATACAGTTCCAGCAGCTCAAGTTCTTGATTTTGATAATTTGCTTGCAGAGTTTAATCAGGTTATTAATAAGTTAATTGAAACTCATTCTGAGGAAGAGTTCAATACAAACTATACACCACGTATTACACAGATTACTGAAAGGTATCTTGGCAAGGGAAAGAAAGTTAATAATTGTAATCGTGACCAAGTAGAGCAGCTTTCATTGATTGTATCAGAAGTTAAAGATTTAGCTTAATATATATAGAAGATAAAAGGTATGCTTTGGCGTACCTTTTATTTGATTTTCTTAAAAAAATATGTTATAATATATATAGAAATTATAGAAGTTTATGAAAGGGGTGACTTATGGCTACTGTTCATCATTTTGTAATCTGTAAATATTGTGGAGAAAGATTTGATAGAGAAGCAGAACCAGCCGTTCTAGTCTCCGCAAGAAGATATGCACACGAGAAATGTGCAGAAAAGATAGAAAATGAAAAAAGTCAAGAACAAAAAGATATAGAAGCTTTAGACAAATATATAATGAATTTATTTCATATAGATTGTATAAGCGCAAAAATAAAAAAACAAATAAAAACTTATATTGAAGAATATCATTATACTTATACTGGTATTTTAAAAACTTTAATTTATTGGTTTGATATAAAGAATAATTCAATAGACAAGGCTAATGGCGGAATTGGAATCGTTCCTTACGCATATGGGTCCGCGATGGAGTATTATTACAATATGTATTTGGCGCAAATAGCTAACAAGGACAAAAATATTAAAAATTATAAAACTAATGTAAGAAATATAGAAATCGCACCTCCGCACACCACAACTAAAAGAATTAAACTTTTTAACTTAGATGATGAAGGAGAAGTATAATAATGTCTAAATATGTGGATACTGCCGCAATAATAAATGTGATAGGTTCAATTTATATTAATCCTTCACTTTTGGAAAATGAAAAATATCATTTCAATGAAGATGATTTTGAGTTAGAATTTCATAAAATTTTATTTGGTTCTATGTATAATCTTCACGCGTTAGGTGCAAAAGAAATTACAATAAATGCAATAGAAGATTATCTTGAACAGCGTCCAAAAAAGTTAGCGGTATATAAAACAAATAAAGGCGCAGAATATTTACAAAAGATTAGTGAAAATGTTCAACTTGCAACTTTTGATTATTATTATGGCAGAATGAAGAAGATGACCTTGCTTAGAATGTATCAAAGTGTAGGTTTGGATGTTTCTTGGCTATATGATGTTGATAATATTTTAGACGCAAAGAAAAAACAAACACAAGAGGAATGGCTAGATAATACCCCACTTGAAAGAATAGCGGAAATTATAGATGAAAAAATTTCTACTATAAAAATGAAATACGCAGATGATTATGATGAACAAGCTGCGCAAGCTGGTGATAATGTTCTTGAACTATTGGAGTCTTTTAAGAAAAATCCTGAATATGGTTATCCTATGTTCGGACCTCTTGTCAATACTGTAACGCGCGGTGCCCGGTTAAAGAAGTTTTATCTGCGGTCAGCGCCAGCCGGAACTGGTAAAACGAGAGCTATGATTGCGGATGCTTGTACTTTTGCTTGTAATGAATTATTTGATTATGCAGAACATCAATGGGTAGAAAATGGAACTAGAGAGCCAACTTTATTTATTACAACAGAACAGGAAATAAATGAAATTCAAACCATGATGATTGCTTTTATATCAGATGTTGATGAAGAGCATATCTTAACTGGTAATTATGAAGATGGAGAATGGGAACGTGTAACAAAAGCTGCAAATATCTTGAAAAGCTCTCCTATTTACATTCAAGAATTACATGATTTTTCTTTGCAAGATATAGAGAATACATTAAAACGTGGTATCCACGAATATGGCGTAAGATACTTAGTTCTGGACTATATACACACGAGCATGAAGATTTTATCTGAAATCTCGTCTAAATCTAAAGTATCTGGTCTCCGCGAAGATAATATATTGTTCTTAATTGGTGTAAGATTAAAAGACCTTGCAAATGAATATGGTGTGTTTATTTTATCTTCAACCCAGCTTAATGGGGCGTGGAAGGAAGAGAAGATTCCGGACCAGAACTTGTTAAGAGGCGCAAAGAGCTTGGGCGATAAGATTGATGTTGGGGAAATTATGCTTAAGACGACGTCTGAGGATTTAGAGATGCTCCAGCCTATACTAAGTACAAAAGCATTTGAAGCACCTGATATGAAGATTTCTGTATATAAGAATAGACGAGGTAATAAGGGAACTTGTAAAATAATTCCAATGTTTGCTACTGATTATAATTATGAATTTATTGAAATGGAAGATACAAAGATTAAAATTAATACGCGTATACAAGCTTCAGCTTTTTAAGGAATAAAATATGAAAATTAACAAAGACGAATTAAAAGAGTCCTTGACATTAGAAGATGTATCAAGCCTTGTGGCTGATTTAGGGGGAGAACCTCAAATAAAGGAAAATTATTTCATATCCCGCACTATTTGTCACAATCACGCAGGTCAAGGTTCTCATAAACTTTATTATTATAATAATACACATCTTTTCAAATGCTTCACTGAATGTCAAGATATTGGAGGGTTTGACATATACGACCTAGTTCGCAAGCAAAAGTCAATTAATGAAGGCGTAGAATGGTCACTACCTCAAGCTATTGCATATGTAGCTTTTTATTTTGGATATTCTTCTCAAACTTTTGATTTTCAAGATGGAGAAGAACAGATAAAAGATTGGTCTTATTTTAAAAATTATGAAAGAATAAATGAATTAAAAACTGATAAACAAATAGTTGAATTAAAAACTTATGATGATACATTTTTAAAAAATTTACCACATCCAATTATAACAAGTTGGGAACAAGAGGGCATAACAAGAGAAGTAATAAAAGATGCGGGAATTGCTTATGACCCTGTAAACGATGGAATAGTAATTCCACATTATGATATTAATAATCGTCTTATAGGAGTAAGAGAGAGAACTTTAGTAAAAGACCGTGAACAGTGGGGGAAATATTTACCCGCAAAAATAAATGGTACTTTGTATAATCATCCGCTTTCTTTTAATTTGTATAATATTAATAATAGTAAAGATAACATTAGGGCAATGAAGCGTGTGATGTTGTTCGAGGGGGAAAAGAGCTGTCTCCTCTACCGCTCATATTTTGGTAAAGAGAATGATATTTCAGTTTCAGTATGCGGAAGCTCTTTAATAAATTATCAAGTGAAATTATTAATGTCTATAGGCGTTGAAGAAATAATTATTTGCTTTGATAAGCAATTTAAAGAAAAAGGCGATGAAGAATTTAAAAGATGGACAAAGAAATTGACTAAGATACATGAAAAATACAGTCCATTTATTTTAATTTCTTTTGTTTTTGATAAAAAAAATTTATTAGATTATAAAATGAGTCCAGTAGATAAAGGAAAAGATATATTTTTACAATTATACAAGGAAAGGATTTACTTATGAGTGTATTCTATTGCCCAAAATGTAAGAAATTTGATAAAGATTTTAAATATAATTCTTTTGCTCCTAAAGTTATAAATATAAGAGATGGTTTTTGGACATCCAATATATCATATTAAATGCGAATGTGGAAATTATTTAGCTGGATATATGAACATTAAAATAAAGACTTCTCAAGATGAATTTTATGTTAAAAGCATTATAACAGATTATAATTTAGGTGGCAATTATGTTAAAGATGAAAAACAATGGCATGATTATATAAAAGAAAACTATGATAATCAAAATAATAGAGGTAAAATATAATGAGAGTTATTAAATACGGAGATAAAATTAAACGCATTGAATGTCCTTATTGCGGAAGTTTATTAGAATATGATTATACAGATAGAATAGCAAAATTATTAAGAAATGGACACTTAATATATAAAACTATTGAATGTCCAGTATGTCATACAGAGATAGAAGAAAAATAATGGAGGTGTAATATGATAGAAGTTATTAGAGAAGGAATTAAAAAGAAGGTAATTTGTCCTTTTTGTGAGGCGGTGCTTCGATATACGGCAGATGATATTCAAACAAAAGAATATGCAAAACACGAAGAAAATCGTTCTTTACTATGGGAAAGACATTTTATTATTTGTCCTTTATGCGATGAAAAAATAATGTTAGAAATATAAGGTAAAAGTAATGAAATATAAATTAATAAAACCTGTTAATAACAATTATTCAGCTTTACAACAGGTATTAACTAACAGAGGAATATCAGTTGAAGATATTTCTCATTATATAAATACAACAGATGAAGATATAAATTCTTATTTATTATTTGGAGAAGATAAATTAAAAGAGGCGGCAACCGCAATTATAGACACTATCCGTAAAGGACTCAATGCTATAGTTATCGTGGACGCGGATTGTGACGGAATGACCTCGGCCGCAACTATAATTAACTATCTTCATAATTTATTTCCCTCTTGGGTTGAAAATCATTTATGTTGGTTTATTCACGAAGGTAAACAACATGGGTTAAGTGATTGTTGTGATTTTATTATTGAAAATGGGTTTTCTTTATGTTTGGTTCCGGATGCAGGTAGATAATTACTGCCTGTATATACCTTTACCATTAATCAATGGGGTCGCAATTCGCGGCTAACGGGGAAGCCTAAACCGAGAGGCATGGTAATCCCGTGGGAAAAAGTGTTTAATTTACTTTCTAATATTTTTAAGATATTTAGGAGGTAATGATTATGAGTTACATTTATAAAATTACAAATTTAATAACAAATAAAATTTATGTTGGGTATACTTCAAAAACATTAAATATTCGTTTTTATCAACATAAATATGATGCTTTTAAAGAAAATAAAGATAATAGCCATTTACATAATTCTATGAGAAAATATGGAGTGGAAAATTTTAAAATTGAAGAAATATATCAATTTGATGAAAACAAAGAATCCTGGAAAGAATTAGAAAAATATTATATTAAAACTTTAAATTCATTAGAGCCAAATGGATATAATATATTAGAAGGAGGAGATAAGCCTCCAATTAAATATGGAAACAATAATAATAAAACTAAATTTAAAGATGAAGATATTCCATTATTATATGATATGTTAAAAGATAATTCAATTTCATATAAAGATATAAGTAATATTACAGGACTTTCAATAGAATATTTGTATAAAATTAATCAAGGTCAGTTTAGAAAACAAGAAGGAATGAAATATCCAATTAGAAAATTTAGTCAATATGAAGAAAATGCGTTAAAAGTTATTCATATTTTAAATACGGATGTAACTTTATCTAATTCAAAAATAGCAGAGCTAATTCCGGGTTATTTTAGAGCAAATGAAATTGCTTCTATAAATAATGGAAAAAAGTATGCTTATCTATGGGATGGAGATTTCCCTATAAGAAAAGTTACAGTACCAAATAATTATGAAGAATGTCAAGAAAAAGCAAAAAATATTTTAAAATTTATAAATGATAATAAAAATATTAAAAAGATAACTCAAATTGGAATCCAACGAGAATTGGGATATTCAAGAATGATAGTAGAAAAAACATTAAAAGGTATATATCCTTATAATATAAATGAAATTGAATATCCAATAAAATTAAATACTTAAACCTGTAGAGACTATCCCGGGTTAGACTGGGAGTACCGGTGCTATTGATACGCACTCTAATTTTAGGAAACGAAGTTAGTTAAACGGGGAAATGGGTATACCTATAAGGTAAAAGATAGTCCACTCTTATAAGAAATTATAAGAATTGTGAGCAACGATATAGAATTTCATACTAAATTAAAAGAAAATGATATTATTACTATAATATTAGACCACCATGAATCCGATGAAACCTCGTCCGATGCTATCATAATCAATAACCAGCTTAGCGAATATCCAAATAAACAATTAAGTGGCGTTGGAGTAACATGGCAATTTTGCAGATATTTGGATAGTCTTTTAAATACTGATTATGCAAATCAATATCTTGATTTGGTAGCACTTGGAGATACGGCTGATATGCAAAGTCTCCAGTCCATGGAAACTAAACATCTGATTAATAAGGGCTTTGAACCTGAAAATATTCATAATCCTTTTATATATTTAATGTGGCAAAAAAATAAATTTAAATTAACTGAACATATTACTTCTTGGGGTGCTGCATTTTATATAGCACCTATGGTTAATGCTATTGTTCGTAGTGGAACTCAAGATGAAAAAGAATTAGTTTTTGAGTCAATGTTAAATTTTAAAGCTTTTAATTTAGTTCCATCTACTAAAAGAGGACATTCATTAGGAGAGCAAGAAACAATAGTAGAACAAGCTGTGAGAACTTGTACCAATGTGAAGAACCGCCAAACCAAGTCCATTGACAACAGTATGCAAATGCTTGAAAAAAGAATTGTTGATGAAAATATGCTTGACCATAAAGTACTTTTATTTCTTATAGAACCGGGTCAAATTGATAAGAACGTGGCGGGATTGGCTGCGAACAAGATTATGGCACTTTACCAAAAGCCATGTGCAATTTTGACTAAAATAGAAGAAATTAATAAAATAGAATTTCCTAATAATGATAAAGTAATTGCAGAAATGTATATAAATATTTCATATCAAGGTTCTGCAAGAGGCTGTGACAAAGTTGGTGTCACCAATTTTAAGGATATATGCGCGGGGACTGGTCTCACGCTCTATTGCGCTGGACACCAAGGAGCCTTTGGTCTGGGTATTGCCGCACAAAA